TTTATGGGTTCTTCTACAATCTTCTTTTCTTTCTCAATTTCTTTCCCTTTTTCATAATTGAGACCTTCTTGTGGTACGGGTTGCTTATCCCAAAAGGTTCTCATTGGTATCTTAGCACATAATTCTTTTAAGCGGGCTTAAAGTTTTGATGACTACATAGTATATAATATGTCTCTTGAACAGGATTATACCACCGTTCCCGGTCAGCTCTTTGCATGCCTTTCTGTTGTAGGCCCAGAGGCCCCTCAGAAGAATGATAAGTTTGGAATTAAGATTCGTGGTGCCTTTTCATCTCGTGATGAGGCCGCTTCCCACGCCAAGCGTCTTCAGAAGGAGGATTCCACTTTTGACATTTACGTGGTTGATATGTACAAGTGGCTTCTCATCCCACCCGATCCTCTAAAGATTGAGGATGTGCACTACACCAACGAGAAGCTTGAGGAGATTATGACTGGTTACAAGGATAACCAGGCTGAGGCCACTCGCCTTTTCAACGATCGTAAGAGGGATATGATGGAGACAAAGAGCTTCCTCAAGCCTGGTGATGAGAACTCCAAGTTCTACACCAAGCCCGACGAGGCACCCATCAGTCACCCAGCTGATGTTATTGAGCGTCTTAAGAAGGAAAAGCCAGACACTCCAATGGAGGAGTTGGTCAAGGAGGCAGATGCTATCGTTGCTGCCGAGGTTGAGGAGCGACGCAAGAAGCGGGAGGCTGAAGCTGAGGCCGAGGCCGAGGCCTCCACCATTGGAACTATTGAAGAGTCTAAGGAAGAGGGTGAGGCCGAGGTTGAGTCCAAGGAATGCTGAAAACAAAAAAAATTAGATTAAAAATTAATTATACATATATGACGGTGTGTCATACCCGATATGTTATAAAAAATATCCGCATATAGTAAACAAAATGTGGAAAATAGTTGTTACCATTATTTTGACGAGTGTGTTCTTCGTTTTGTTTTTTGAACCGTATTTAAAAATCAGTGCTGATGTCAATTCAAAAAACAAAGTGAGTACAACGAAAGGTTTTATTGAAGATACTAGAGATGCGTTTATAATACCACTGTATCCTACACAGGTTATGGATCGTGATATAACGGGTAAATTGCAGCCTGTCTATGGTGATATTGGAACTTTCGTACCATATTCAACTGACGATACTTGGATAAGTGGTTTTGAATATGAAAAAATTAAGCGTACTTTAGAATAACAGGCTGCATAGTTTTTCCCATAAAAAATCCAAGTAAGAATACAGCAAATGCTATAATCCAAGTGTTTTTGTCAATGTTAGATAGAAAATCATTCTTTTCCATTTGTTGAAATTGTTGAGGATACATCATTTCAGAAGGATGAGGATAGTACGATTGGTCCTGAATCATGTGATCATTTATAGGTGTACTGTCTTCATGTTTCTCATCATTCTTATTGAGCGGATCCATGGTTGGGTCGTAATCAATTGGATTTCCTATGTCAGTCTCCATTTTTTATATAGACTTTGTTTTTTTTAAGCGTCTTCTTCCTCACTTTCCTCATCGTCATCTACGATGAAGTCCTTGAGACTACCCTCATCCTCATCTTCTTCACTCTCCTCGTCCGAATAAACCTCCTCTTCAGTGTCAATATCCGAACCAATATCAGAGTCGTGCTCTTCAATCGTGTAATCATCTTCTAAAACCGTCTCTTCTGGAGCATAGAAATCAGGCTTCTTTATCTGTCTACCGGTGCGCGTACGTGTTTGTACCATTATATAGATAAAGACTCTTGTCTTTTAAGTATCTTTTGGTAAAATTGATCCCTAAATTCAATATCTGTATACAGAGCGAGTTCCTCTAATGTATCCTGTGCCATTCTAATATTACCTTCTCTCATGTACTTTAAATACTCTTTATATAGTTCTGGGTGTACACCCGAATATATATGAAACTCGTCTACAGTTGGTATAACGTTATTAATTTTCACATCTCCAATAAGTCTGGATGCTAAAAACACTGTAACGCCAATTAGAACGATAGCCATTCTTCTATTATTGAGGGTCTATTTTTTTTCAGGTGGTCTGAGTGCCTCTTTCACACTTCCATTGAGTTCATACGTTCTTGCATTACTTTTTTTACAAATTGGACATTTTTGTGTTATTTTTGTACCTTTGATAACATATGACATTGTAGATCCCTCGTGTTCACCTTTAATAGTTTCACAGTGAGTAACCGTCGTCAAGACTGTGAATGTATTCTTCTGACGCGTGATATTCACAACCCTTGTATCTTCTGGACATTTCATACACCTTTGCATGTATGATTCTAATGGCAACTTTACAGCAGAATGTTTAATCTGAGGCTTTTCTTCGAATTTTTTGATTTCTGGACATTTCCTGAGATCCTCCTTTTTGGGGTACAATTTATCAATTATTTTGGGAGATAGTTGGTGTTTACGGCCATAGAAGTCTTTACAAAATCCATCCCTCCTACCCCTGATAGTTTCACAACGACAAAAGCATTTTTGGGCAATGACAGATCCACTGATATGAAACCATATGTGATTAGAACTGTGAGGTCTCTTCAAATTCTCACAATACTTTGAATTTGTTCCGACTAAATACGTCTCTTTGTGTTTGAACAATTTAGTCACTACTGACATACTCTGCCCTTCCATATTCTTTTGAATAAACTCCTCAATGAGACCCTTGAGTTCATCATTTTGAACCTCATCCTTAGTTTGTGCATCCGTGAAAGTACCCTCCTTGATCACTTTAGATGGAGGTTCTACGGTGATGTGTTGGGGTTCATCTGTTCTGATCGCCGACATCTTGAGAATATCAACATCTGGTTGTTGATTAATCTTCAAGAGGGTGCTTAGAGGTCCATGTTTGTACATGAATACGGGAAGATAGGCAACCTGAACGACTTTACCCATTCCCTCACAACCCTCACAACCCTGTCCACCACATTGATTGTGTTTAGCCATTTTATGGGACCATGGCATACGAAATCCACTTCCTTTAGACTTTCTCCTAATGTCACCGTATACTGAGGAGTCTACAATTTCATTCCAATCCACTGTACCTTTTGCCTTTGAGAGTGCCACCAAGATATGTTCTCTCAACGCCAAAGCCGAAGCCTGATCCACAACGAATCCTGGCCAGTTAAGGTGTACACCAGTCTTGGTGAGTTCACCGGCTTTTTTGGGTGGAGAAACAGATATGAGACATTCTTTACCACCGTGACGCTTCACTTTGTCACAGATGATTTTACAAATATCTTGAATTTCATCAAGGGTCAAAGCTCTATCATCTTTGTAGTCAATGTCAACGAAAAAATTGTAAGTCCCCGTCTTTTGTTCTACGACAAACAATTTCTCTCCCTTCTTTACAGCTTCTATGTACTTTTCATAGAACTCATTCAATTTATCGAAAGGCACGGAAAGGACACCACCGTCCATGAGCACATGCGATAAGTTGGTTGCATTGTTAAATTTGTTGTGGTTGCACCACTTCTTAAACATACCTTGTTATTGCCCCTCTTCTCTAAACCATCTCATACATGAGATATCATGGTACTCCTGGCTTTGAGAGAGTTCTTTCTTTAGGGTTAAAAGTTCATACACCGTTTTATTTTCATTATCCTTCATCCACCATTCAACTTCTTCATCACAGAGACCTCTATTTTTTCTGAGGAGTTCTCCGATTTGCATTAAGATGTAAGCCTTAGACTTCATTCTACTTAATAGAAAAGTTTTTTCTGTTGAGAGAAGTCACACACGAATAGAATTTTGGATTATTCAAAACATTTTCAATGATGAGCTTCCACTGTTTACGTGAGTTAAACTCCTCTAGAGTATCAAAACTCATATAATCATTCTCATCGTATGTCTTTTTTATTGGTAGCTTCTGTATCTTTCTCAGGTTCATCTTCTGTTTCTCGTCGTAAAACTTCTTAACTAGTGAACTTTGTTGACTTTTGTTGTAGTCCACAAAAAATACAAAAACATTGTATTCCAAATCCACCGTGGGACTCTCTTTAACTATAAACTTAAACTCTGTGTATTCTCCATTTTTTAGTGAGACTACTCCACGAGTCTCTTCTTCCAGTTCCCTAAGAGCACATCTGATAGGATTGAAGATTTCTCTTCTCCTGCATCCTCCTGTGACAAATATCCAATCCTTGAATCTCCGATCCCTAACCGTTAGGAATCGGGGTTTTTCGTCAGCAAAACTGACCGGTATCGCTATAGCTTTGTATTTTTTCATTGCGCATTCGCAAGTTATAATAACCGGATATGTTTATTCCTCCTTTTTTTCTTCAATAGTCTCTAGTTCAGTCTCTGGTTCCTCTGTGGTTTCAACTTGAGGAGCTGGACGGGGCATTGGAACTGGGGCACTCAACTTTTGGATGAGTTGGGCCGAGAAGTTCTTGAGGTTATCAACATCCTGCTTAGCCTTGTTCATCTCCCTAAAGAGAAAGATAACACCGGCGATGGCCACAATAGTAGCCACCATCATGAGAGTTTCACGGTCCATTGGAATCATTATACTGTATGTGAGGTTCTTCTTTTTAAGTAATTACACCCATTTGGGTTCTTCCTGGAAGTGGACATTCATAGGGGCTTTGGGCAAATTGGACGGATTGGTAATGCGCATCTTCACAAGACTTTTGGGTTGGTGCAGTGGGCTGACCAACAAACTTCTCGAGTGTCCTGGATTTAGGATCATACGTCAATACAAATACGATGGCGAGTAGGAAAACCAGTTTCCACATATTTATTATTTACAGAGAGATTTAGTTAGAATAGAGGAGACCGCCCATACCGTTCTCAATGCGGAGGACGTTGTAGTTCACGGCGTAGATGTCTTCATCAGAGTTGTTACGGTCACTCAAAATACGAGCGGAATCAAGACGGGAGAAGTTGAGAGTGCCAGTGGGCTGAAGCTTGCCGGCATCCAAACAGAATGGGTAGAAGAAAAGCTTCTTGATACTGTCAGTAGCAACCGCTGAGCTCGCGTTGGTTGTGTGATAGTAGAGAGGTACCGAGGAGAAGTTGGGGTTGGCAAACTTGTAGTCGGCGACATCAGTACCGTTGATCTGGAGCTTGACCTTGTTATCGTAGGTGCCATCGTCACCGAGGATGTTCACAGCGGAACCCGCAGCGGCGAGGTACTTCACGGGGTGATTGAAGTTGAGCTCCTGGATCTTAGCACCCGAAGCAGTGGCCTTCTGGACCTGGGTGATGATCATGTTTTGAGGAGTAGAGGCGAAATAGTCACGCTCATTGGTATCAAGGTATGCATAATTGGCATAGAGATCCCACTTTCGGCTGGAATCAGCCGCGTTAGCACCCCAAGTGATACGAAGCTCAACATCGTGGTACTGGAGAGCGATGAGAGGGAGGGCGGTCTGCCAGTTCTCACAGAAGGCAAAGCGGAGGGGGTAAAAGTTAGAGTTGGTGGAACCGCCGAAGAGGTCACCAGCAACGGACTTGGAGGAAGTAGTCGCGGAGAGAGTGGGGGCGATGAGAGTGGAGTAAGTAGAGTCCTGTTCATCAATCACCTGACCACCAACGAGGAGCTCAACCTTGGAAATGAGATTAGTCCAACTAGAGACCTGTTCAGTGACGGAGCCGTTGTTGACGACAAAGTAGACATAGTTGAGGAGGTCACCCTTGCGCTCAAAGCGCACGGTAGACATACCATTGTTAGAGACGTTACCCTGGATCACCTGGCGTTCCACGGTTTGAGAGAAGTTGGTGTGGCGCTTATAGGTAGACCTAAAAAAGCTGATTTCAGGCTGACCGACGAGGTGCGCATCCTGAGCGCCGACAGCGACGAGTTGGGCAATACCACCAGACATTTTATATTATAGTGAGAGTTTATTTTTTATAACATATCCCCATTTATAAATTGTACTCCATCTGGATTTGTCGGAATTATCTGATCTATATTTGTAATGTCAGTTAATTCAGAATTCATTACAACATTTGAAATTTGTGTAGCGGGTAAATCTCTGAGAGCCTGTAGGTATGCAGCCCAATCGTCTGGAACTGGAAGCCCCTGACTATAGTGTTTAATGACCACCCAATCAGTATTCTTCATTATACTATTACGAATTATTCTTAAGTTATGTAACTTAATATTATGTTCAGTAACTAGCCATGCAGTCTCTATTTCTGATTCGGATGGTTTAGGAGTAGAATTTTCTTCTCCCCAGACGAGGTTGGTATATATTTCGTCACCTTCAAAATACCATGTATTCCCTGGGTAAACAAATTCTAACTTTTGTCTTAAGTCCATTGTATTATTATATAATCATAATTAAATCTTCATGATAAATGCCAGTACATAATATGCTGGTCTATTATCAAATGTAGCAGCGTTTGTCGTATTATTTCCTGTATCCCCACCGTGATCGTGTTCCCCACCTGCATTAACTGAGTGTGTATGATTACCTACAGGTCCTGCTCTAACTTGATTATTAATTATATTACTATTATTTCCCCATGCCGTTCCACCAACTACAATTATACCCTGTCGCGAATATAGGTTATTTTGAACGCCACTACCTCTCACCCCAAACTCTTTACCATATACACCTTTACAATAGTGTTGGTGACCGCCCGCGTTGCCACTACTATGCCCATGATTGCCTTGTGTACCAATTGAATGTGTATGTGTTGGCAATTGGTCTGCGGTAATATTTGGAGCATGATCTCCACCTGACTGACCTACAGTGGGATCACCGCCTCCAGTCTCTTCTGAACCCAAAATAAACTTATTTGCTAAATTGGGTGTAGACTCGGTACCATCACAAATTTTCCAACCGGTTGGTAAACTGTCTAAAGCGCCACTCCACATAGCGATAAGTCCTGATGGAACTTCTGAATTAGTAATACCACCCACAGTTAAAGATGTCGCGGATACAGTACCATTTACGTTAAGCTTGAAACTACCGGGATCGTTCGTGCCTATCCCCACGTTCCCTGAGAATGTTTGGATATTTGTAGTCATTACTATTATTACCCCAGTTTTTTTTAAAATGTATTTTACGAAATTTGTGTTTCGTAAAATATATTATACCTGCTTACACTTTTGTAAAATTAATAATTAAATGTGATTTCGTCCGAACCACCTTCTGTAAACTTCACAACTCTACCATCTGAATGTGCTGATAAATACTCAACAAATATATCGTAATATCCAGAACCCACCACAGCTTCATTTGCTTTAAATGTCACAGTAGTTCCATTAGATGTTACTTCTGTATCCCATGGGCACGCACTATGTCCGATTACAGATGTTAAACCTAAAGTTATATTTTGGGGTGTACCACCTGTGATATGACCACCACAACATTCTTGTGTCAATGTACTTACAGTGGTTGTACCTTCAACCAATATTGCGGTTATTTTTGCATGAAATATATGATTTGTGAAAACGACACTGAATGTTGCATTTCCTATAGTAGCATTATCAGGTAATGTTCCTGTGTGAGAATATGTTTTTTTACTTGCACCTCCCGTGTTTGTAATCAAACCACCTGTGATGTATAGATTGGAAGCATATAAATCTCGTGAAACACCAACACCACCATTTACAATAAGTTCACCTGTAGATATGCTCGTAGAGTTTGTACCTGATCCGATACTTACGGTTCCAGTTGTGTATTCTAGATCATCTCCATCTATTGTCCATGGAGTACTTACAAATAGAGATGCACCTTTATACAAGTCGCCCGAAAAGTTTATGTCACCGGTAACATCTAAAGTAAATCCTGGATCCGTTTTACCAATACCGACCCTATTTGCCACAGAATCCACGTGTAATGTAGTTGTATCCACATTCAGGTTTGAAGTAATGTAAGTATCGTTACCCACATATAGGTTTGCTTGAGTACTTATACCACCCGTTACTTTCAAGGCTCCTGTTGTAGTTGAATCAGCTTCGGTGGAGTCAGTGACCGAAGTCACACCAGCAATAAAAGCCTTTTTGGCAACGCCCATACCACCGGACACGACAAGAGCACCATCAGTTGATCCGGTAGCTTCGGTGGAGTCAGTGACCGAAGTCACACCGGCAATAAAAGCCTTTTTGGCAACGCCCATACCACCGGACACGACAAGAGCACCATCAGTTGATCCGGTAGCTTCGGTAGCGTTCCATACCTTAGTCACACCACCGATGTTGAGGTTCTCTTGTGTACTGACACCACCAGCAACCTTTAAAGCACCTGTAATTGTACTATCAGATGTAGTTGTATCAGTCACATCAACACTTCCAGATGACACATCAGCTGCAAAAACGGTTTTAGCAACACCAAGGCCACCCACAACTTGTAAAGCTCCACTTGTTGTTGTTGTAGCATCTGTAGCGTCCCAAATCTTAGCTGTACCACCAACATTGAGATTTTCCTCAATACCTACACCACCGTTTTGAACGATGAGAGCACCACTGTTTTGATCTGTAGATGTTGTGGCATCTGAAATTGCCACACTCGTAGTTGTAAAAGCCCCCACATTGGCTGTGCCTCTCACATCTAGAGCCTTTGTTGTAGATCCGTCAGTAACACCAACCCCTATGTGAGACACTGCAAAGACATTTGTAGAGTGAATATTGGCTTCAACACCGAGACCACCTTGTGTCAATACGAGAACACCCGTGTCTTTTGAGGACGAGGGTGTCGCGTCCGTCACTGTTCCATCTGTGGTAGTTAGTGTGCCCACGTTGGCCGTACCCCTTACATCTAAATCATGACCCGGAGACTGCGTTTTAATACCAACCCTATTGGTCACCGTATTAACGTATAGATCGCCACCATTCACGGATAAATTGGAACTGATGTACGCATTACCCGTTACGTGTAAAGTAGCTTCTGGAGAACTTGTCATGATACCAACTTGCCTCCTCGTAGTATCAATAAATAGATTGGCGGTAGTATCAGATCCACCCACATATAGATTTGATGTGATGTGGGTATTACCAGTCACGTAAAGGTTTGCGTCGGGTCTGTTGTCATTTTGACGATCGCCAACACCTATACCGATACGACCATCCACAACGTAGAGATCATTGTGTTCAATTGTCACTGTGTTTTGTGTGATGAGATGTCCCCAAATATTTGCGGTAATGTGGTTTGGAACATTCCACTCTACATGGTCTTCGGCATATCCATTGCTCGTGTAGCCAATAGAAAAGTGGTGAGGATGGGTTCCGTGATGGATGAGACCTATGTTGTATCCGGGATGTTCCATGAGAATACCAATATCCAATTCGTGGGACGCGTTGTTATTGGCTATATCAATGATACGATCGGAAATCACCAAATCATTGGACGTGATTTGAAAGGAATTACCAAGAACTGATATGTTACCCGATATTTCTACATTTCCGCTAATTAGGATTGTACCGTCATCTTCTTGAGTAATTAGAGAGTTGACAAGTTTCTTAGTTGCATCTGTGTATGGTATGGTTCCAGTTGACATATTCAGTAGTTTAGTGCTATCCAAAGTTGTGTTTCCCGCATGAAGCTGTTTCGTTATACCCACACCACCAGATACGTTTAGGGCTCCAGTGGATTTATTGGTTGCGTCAGTACCATCAGTGACTGTAATGTCTGGTGTGGTCAGTACACCAACATTTGAAGTTCCTCGTACGTCTAAAGTATATGTAGTCGCCGAAGTACCCACTGCGATATGGGAACCCGCAAAAACGTTTGTGGTGTGGATGTTGGCTTCAACACCTAGACCACCTCTGGTCACTACGAGAACACCAGTCTCTTTGGAAGTGGAGTGTGTAGCGTCGGTGACGGTACCACTCGTCGCGGTAAGAACACCAACATTCGCGGCACCTCTCACATCTAGAAGTTGTCCGGGTCTCGTAGTTCCCAAACCAACCCTGTTGGTCTCCGCGTCCACATGGAGGGTTGTAGAATCAACGGTTACATTTCCAGCAACCACAAGGTCACCATGGAAACCATCACCAGAAGTAATACTCACGCCTCGGAGGGTCACTGCATTTGCCGCGGAGTTACTTGAACTACTTACAGCTGTTGTGAGTGGAATGTTCAAGTTCGCCGAAGTAATCTTCTTCAAATCATTGTTGACATTATTGACATATACATAATTCATTTCATTGTAGTCTGTAATCAATTCCGCATTTGGAATATCATTGGCACGGCCGACACCAGTTACAAAAATCGCACCAGATGAGACGTGAGACCTTGTACAAATACCCAAGTTTTGAATGAGATCCGGATTTGCCGATACATCATCATCTGGTTTTACCGACGTGTGGTAACCCGAATAGACATTACTCACATAAACAGTTCCACCAGCTGTCAAGTGAGTTGTATTAAGATTTTTGATAACACCATATGTCAAAATAATACCCTCGTCTTCCGGTCCAATATCTTCATACACAAGACCAAAACATGGCATTTGTGAAGCTATGTGAGACTGCGCGGCTCTAACTTGTACAAGACCAGCGTTTTGAGTAGCTGATACATATACGGTGTTACCCTTATAAAGAGTAACACCTTCGGCTATGGAATAACCATTTTTGACCCGTGTAAAGTTTTGTTGAGGGTAGTCATTTGACCATTCATTATCAACGTATCTAAGCACCTGATTCTCACGTGGATTAGAAGCCAAGTTACTCACATTCTCCAACTGCCCCAAACGGATCTGAACGTTTGAGATCTGATCAGTCACAATGGCGGTGGTGGGATCCAAAAAGTCCATTGTGTGGGTGATGAAAACGTTGTCACCTTCAAGGTGGGTGTTACCACTCACAATGAGAGCTTCGGTTACTTGAACGTTTCCAGTGACGTAGGCGTTATCACTGACCGTCAGTTGATTTGTAATGTTGACATTTCCGGAGACATAGGCGTTTCCAGTGAGTGTGAAGTCCTTTGAGGCTACAACATTTCCACTTACATAGGCGTTGCCAGTTAAAGTGAAATCCTTGTAGGCCACCACATTTCCATCCACATAAACGTTACCCATAACTTCAAGATCTTTGTCGGCGTAGACATTATTGCTAACAGTCAATTCCTCGGTAATGGAAACATTCGTAGACACATATACATTTCCATCCACAATAACATCTTCGTGTGCATAAATATTTGCATCTACATGGGTTAAGCCATAGACGTGTACATTAATGTCTTCGTCGGTCTTGGGAGTGAATGTCTTATCAGTTGGTTTTGCATCGGTATAAGCTAATGCAAACTCATCTGTACCCTCTCGGTATCCGATAACAACATTAGAAAGAGCATCTGGGCGATGCATAAGAATACCCAAATCAAGGGTTGTATCACTTGATGTATTATTAGTACCAAGTTCAATAAGAGCATCTTTGATGGCTGTGTTCTCTGTATAGATTACGGTAGTACCCCCATTTACACGAAGATTGCCATCAACGACAAGACTATCTAAAATGGCAACATTACCAGAAACGACGAGGACGTTTGAACCCACATCATCAATGTAGAGGTTTGAACCAACACTCA